TGCCAAGTTGGCGAAAAGCGGGGCTAAGCTCGGAACAGCAGAAAATTTTTAGATACTATGGCTATCCCAAGCAGTGGTGGGCCCCAGGCTCGTTTTCTCCTCGCGCTTCTAGCCCAACGTCTAGAATGTTGAGCGTCCTCGAGGATGCCTCTGGGCTGTGAATACCAAAGGCCGAGTGGTCTGGCGTTCCCACACGAGAAACGTATCACACGCCTCAGCCCAGTCAATACCATTTTTCTTTTTGAATCAATGCGTTGGCAAGCCGTTGTTTTAGAATCCTTTTTGACTCGTATTAGGGGCATTAGCCTATTTTCCATCGGGGTAATTCAAAACGGCATCCGTGCCGGGGACGTGGGGTTCGCCGCGAAAGTTCACGGCGTTGTTGTAACGCGAACAGCAATTTGAAAACGATTTATCGCATCCGGGCTGAATGGCATAGCCATCGCCCACCGCGATTTCTGAAGGCATAGGAAGAAACAGATCGAAGGCGCCTGATGCGAAACTGCGGATTTCCATCTTGCGACCAATGTTTGCGCCGCTTGTCCATATGATAAGCCCGCCGCTCCAATAGTCGTCAGCTTCGGTGCGAGCGGTATCCGTGAAGCCATAGCGATCTTCAGCCGCCGTTACTGTGCTGGAAACTGTCAAAGCTGCCAGATCGATTTTGCAACGCGCATCGCCGAGATCGGCGCGACAATCAGGCGTGTATAGCTCGCCAATCTGTTGCGCAAGCGCCTGTGTGAGGCCGCGAAGCTCGGCTTTAAAAACTGTGTCTTTTAATTCGACTTGTCCGATCGTGCCGCGTTTGAGGATAATCTTGCCTTGCGAGAGCAAGTTCCAATTGACCAGAAAGATCAACACTTCCGCGTTATCCCAGATCCCAGCCCGCAGGTCTGGTGCTGCCAAAGCTTCGCTATCCAGCGCGCTTTCGATGTCGAGATTGTCCACCGACAAATCCGAAATCGCATGAATGGCCGAGCGTGTGTAACCCGTTCGGGCTTGATAAACCGCATCGTCAATCGTTAGATCGCGGTCGAAATCGGTGAAGCCGAACACAGCTCCGTCCTTGCGCGTGACCTTCCAGCAGGTCGCAAGCGTGGTTGCTTCGCCCGCGATGTGTGCGGCAAGCTGTGAAGTGGCTGTTTTCATGGGTTAAATGCGGATTTCTATGATGGGTATGTCAGACCATTGATGCAAATCGATCTGCTCGATGGTTACGGCCATGCTGTCGGTGTCAAAACGCACAGGAACGTCGAACTCAAAATCGGCGGTGACGGCAATGCCCTGTGCTGGTGCCGTTAAAAAGGTCAGGACGCCGGTTGTCGTGTTCACCGACCAGCCCGATGTCTGTTTGATGCCTGCGAGATAAGGCACAATGGTGCCTTGCACAGGTTTCGTTATCGTTCGCATCTCGCTGCCAGCGCCGGAGATATAGCTTTTAACAAGCTGAAAAGCCTTCGTCGCTCCATCGCCTGTGCCAATGGCTTGGCTCGTGGCGCGGTAGTCCGTCCAATCCTTAAACCTGAACCCATAGGCGCGACCCTTCCGCGCCCGAAAGAAGGCAATCAGGATATTAAGCTGAGCTTGGTGTTTAAGGCCAGAAGCCACATTCCATTTACCCCGCGCCGCCGACCAGTTGGCATTACGCTGCTCATACCCCGAAGCCATGGAGACGACGGTCGTCAGGTATTCCGGCCCACCTGTCGCCCCGTAGGCAATGTCGTCAGGAAATCGGATTTCGTGGAAGGTCATGTTGGGCCTACAATCAAAAACATCGAATCACAATGGCTCAATCCAATGGGGGCATGAATGCAAATATCTGAAGAACAGATGAAACTCGCTAACATCTTTCACCCATACGCCCTCGGACGCCAATCTACTGCCTTGGCCAACAAAACGCGGTTTGTTCATTACACAAATGCAGATGCAGCTATAAAAATCCTAGACAAAAAAGAAGTTTGGATGAGGAAATCATCTGCAATGAATGATTTCCGGGAAGTCCATCATGGGTTGGATTGCTTGATAAGAACATTTAGTAAGAGTGAGGCAGGAAAAAAGTTCAGGTCAGTACTCAACTCGACATTTGATGGTTTAGATATCGAGATAGCAGAGATTTTCGATAGCTGGATTCCACATTTTCAGAACAATACCTATTTGACTTGCGTTTCAGAACACAACGATACGGAAGATTTTTATGGACGTTTGTCGATGTGGCGTGCTTACGGTGCAGGAGGGATCGCGTTTGTAATGAACAGCAAGCCATTTCTAAGCCCTTCGAATGCATTGAAAGCCTACACTAGTCCGGTCGCTTATTTAGATGACAACGGATTTCAAACTCAGTTTGATAATGTTACTTCAAACATCAATGAGAACCTGGAGTTCTTGCAAGAACAAGGCAGAGACGTTGTTAAGAACTTAGTTTTTCACATGTTCAAAATGGCCGTCCTCTGCACCAAACATCCGGGATTTGAAGAAGAAAAAGAGTGGCGCGTTGTGTATTCTCCCTCGTTCCAGCAGTCGGATCGTCTGATTAAAGACATTCAAGTCATAAATGGTGTTCCTCAACCAATTTATAAGATTCCCTTGAATGACGTTCCTGAAGAAGGCTTCGTTGGCGCAGAAATACCTGATCTGATTGAGCGTGTAATAATAGGGCCGACACAGTTTCCACTTGTCACCCATGAGGCCATTGTTGAGATGCTCATAAAAGCAGGGGTAAAGGCAGAGGATGCACACAAAAGGGTTTTTATATCGGATATACCTTTAAGGCGCTAACGGGGCGTGTATTACAGATTCCGTCTTGCTCTGCTGATCCCACGCGCGGCCTCCGCTGAGACCTGAGCTTGGCTGGCTCTGAACGAATTTGCATCAGGCGTCGAGATGTTCATCACAAGGTTGATCGAGCTGGATGTTCTCCCGTTTTTGGGAATAACGGTTTCTCCGCGCTGAAGGATGGCAGGCACCTCGTCAGGACGTAACCCAGCGATGCCGCCGGAATGATAACGCGGGGCACCAGCGAAGACGTAAGACGGAACCTGCCTCGCGGAGGCCGCTTCACCGACCACGCCGCCTTCATGGAAAAGCGAACCAAAAACGTCGGACAGAAAGCCACCGCTTTCAAAGTTTGAACTCATGGACTTGAACAACGGCCCCGTGATCGATTGCTGCACCACCATGCGCGTAATGTCGGCAACGATGCTGTTGGCTAGATCGTTCAGACTGTTGAGGCTGACTTCGCCGGACGTGACCATGTTCACGATGGCATCCTCGGTCGTTTTCATCGCTTCCGTAAAAGCGCTCTCGATGGCCGAGGCTGTGTCTGTCGCGCCTTTCTCGTAGTTCTTGAAAGCGCGCAAAATGCCAGCTTCGGGGTCGGTGCGTTTGGAAAGAAGTTCGTCGCCTGCGCCAGCCAGCGATTTATTGTAAACTTCCTGACTGATCGAACCGGAATTCAAAAGCTCATTCAGACGAGCGATTTTATCGGCATAGGCTTCCGTGGCCGTCTTGGCCCCATCCGTTAGCTCCTTGCCTTCCTGCTTCAGCGTATCGAGTTTTTCTTGCGCCTGCGTCTGATCGTAAAGCGCAGCCGCCATCTGCTTCGCACGTTCGATTTGTTCCTGCGATGTCGTTTTGGGCAGTTTAGCCACGGCATCGGATATAAACGCCTTGCGCTTGTCGCCAAGCCTGTCCATTTGTTTGCCGAGATCGTCGATGATCTTTTGCGCCTCGGCAAAAGACTTCTGATCGAACAATTGAGCGGCGAGATTGCGCGTCTGGTTTTTCTCGGCATCGCCTGCCTTGCTAGATAGGCGACTGACGGCCTGATCGATAAAAGCCTGCCGTTCGTTGCTAAGGCCGAGAAGCTTTTGTTTCAAATCGTCGATGACTTTTTGATTGGCCTCGGCCTCTTTCTGTGCCGCTTCCGCAATCGGCTTTTGAATGACTTCGATCTGGCGGCGGGCGAGTTCTTCCGCTTGTTTGATCGCGGCATCCACGCTTCCGCTGTTGCTGCCATCCTTTTCGCGCAAACCGTCCAGACGCTGTTTGGTTTTTTCAAGCTCGACGTTGATCTTGGCGATCTTTTCGGCGGGATCGTCCACCAACTTGGCCAGAGCTTCGTCGATACCCTTGCGCTGTTGAAGCAGCGTTTCTGCGCGGCCTTCCTTTTCCGCAGACAGGCGTCCGGCCTCGGCCTTGGCGTGTTCCGCCGCTTCGGCTTGCTCGGCCTTGGTCAGCTTTTCGATTTCCGCGCGCAGCTCGGCGGCTTTCTTCTGCCGGAAGGCTGTGTTGTCCTTGTAGAGCGGTTGAACGACTGGCGGCAAGTTTTGAAGCCAGTCCAACTCTTTCTGGACTTCGGCCAGTTCGTTCTTCGCGTCACGCAGTTGAACGGCGATCGGATCTTTGCTGAACCATTCGGTCGTGACCTCGAAGGTCGTTGCAAGCTGGCGCAAGGCGGCTCCGGCGATGCCGGAAACCGTTTCGGTTTGACCGATGGCTTTGAGCATATCGTCCCATGCCACGGACAAGCGATGCGCGGCGCCCGTCAGCCCTTGTGTTTCCGCTGCCGCCGCGCCGCCGACTTGTTGTTCGAGCGTGGCAAGGATGATCTTTTGGGCTTCGGCCTTTTGCCCAGTCTCGACCAGATTCTTGATGACGTCCTTCTGGGAGTCCGAGAAGGAAACGCCCACACGCTTTAAAGCGGTAAGTCCCTCGACGGGATCTTCCAAAGCCTTGCCTAGCTGGGTTGCGGAGGACGTTAGATCCTGCCCGAACACGGCGGACATATCTTGCGCAAGGTGGATGGCCTGTTTGAACGTATCGCCGGACACGGAGCGGAATGTCGCCAGAATGGACGCCGCGTTTTTAACGGCTTCCGCGCTGGTGAGCGTCGAATGCTCCATCTCCTCGGCCATTTCGGCAAGTTCTTTGCCTGTCAGGCCGGAGGCATATCCCGTGGCGCGAAGCACGCCCATAAGACGGTTTTGCGCCTGTTCCGCAAGCGCGGCTTCATCAAAGCTCTTTTTGAGCATGATGACCATGGCGCCCAAGCCTGCACCCGCCGCGATCCCCGCTGGCCCCAACGCCGCCATGGCCGAGCCAAGCGGCCCGATCTGGCTGGTGAGACCAATGGCAGAACCGCGCACATCGTTCGCGGCGGCGTTCAGCGCCAAGAGGCTTTTGGAGGCTGGCTGTCCGGCAAGCTCGATCTTCTTGAGCGATTTTTCGCCGGACTCCCCGATCTCTTTCAGCTCGGCCTTAACCTTGCCGCCCTCCATGACGGAAAGGCGTATGGCGAGATTGCGTTCGGTCACAACTTTAAGCCCTCATTAACTTTTGCATTGATTGCGGAAACCATGCCGGACTCGCAAGACGGGAGGAGTTCGGCAATGCTGATCGGGTCGATGCACAAGGCTTCGGCAATCTTCAGCGCGGCGTTCATGTCGATACCGATCACGGCAAATTGCGCCATGCGGAGCTGGCCAGCGCAACGTAGAGCGATGTCCCATGTTTCCCAGCCTTCCATGGTTTGTGGTTCGTTCGCGCAATAGGGGCAAAGCTCGCCGTTGGCGTTTGGCTTGCCCTTGCTGCAGGGGAGTCCTGCGTCCGCGCAAGAACCGCAGTATTCAGGCCCGCCGCCGAAGTGCCATTTGCAGCGAGCCTCTAAGCGTTTTTTTCCTGTTCCAAAACAAGGGTCGGTGCGAGGTACAGGCGTTCGAAGGCGTCCGCGATCGGCCAGAGATCCATCAAGGCTGAAACGGCGTCTGGAGAAACTTCGGCGGGCTTGTCTTCGCTGTCGCCAACGCCTTCCCATTCAAGAATGGAAAGCTCGGCCAGCTTTTTGATGAGTATTGCGCTGCGCGTTCCTGCATCCGTCGTTTCATCGGCGGCTTTGAGAGCAGTCACGCGCGCGGCCATGACAAGCGCCGTGGTCGCCGGTCGTACAAAGACGCGCACGCCATTGCCAAGGTCGAGCCAATAAGGTTCACGTTTCAGATCAAGACGGAGCATAAATCCTCCAATTGTGCTATGTTTCAACAGTTTCAACTGATTCTGGGGTGAAGAGATGCCATGCAAAAATAAAGAAGTAACGAGCAAACGTGCAGCTAGTGCAGCGTCGAAGGTTCTGAGAAGCAAAACCTCAAGCAAGTCAGCAAAAACGGCTGCAGCATCGGCTTTAACGCAAAGACCAAGTAAGCCAAAGAAGTGAACTAGGCGTAGCTCTCCACATCGTTGGTCAGCGTGACAGTCAGCATTTGTCCCGCATTAGTGGGCTTTGCGGCTTGCCAGTTGAAGCTTGCTTGCACGCCCGCAGGGCCGCTGATGGCCAGTTTCGGTTTGGGCAGATAGACTTGGTGCGCCGTGAACAGGATCGAACGGCTCGCGTCGATGACGTACCCGAACGATAACTCCACAGGCGTGTTGTTCGTGGCGGCGTCGATGAGCGTGGTATCCGCGAAGCGAACGTCGATCGAACCTGTGAGCGCCGCGATGGTCGGATCGGCGCCGTCGATCTTGCCGTCTGGGCGGATCGTTTCGATGCGTTCCAGATTATTGCTGTAAGTCAGTTGCGCGCCCGTGACGTTGCCGAGCTGGGCGCCGTCCTTCTTCACAGATCCCTGAAACTGGTTGAAGCGCGTGATGACGGCCTCGGTGGGCGTTCCGCCTGCGCTTGTCGATGCGCGTGTCTCGCCTTGGGCGATGCAGTTTAGCGTTGCGCTGGCACCGCCAGAGCGGGCAAAGGAAAGCTGTATCGAATTGACACGCACGCCCATGTTCATAAAGTAGGCCGAAGCCTCCGGCATGCCGACTTCCAACGAGAGGCTAGGAAGGCTTGTGGCTCCGGATACAAACGAATGAATATACGGCCCAACGCCCGTGGTGTCGGGAGCACCCAAAAGCGCCTTCAGCCAATGGCCGAAGTTTCGAAGGTCGACGGGAACGACCACATCGCCCTCGACCTTGATCACATCGCGGATCGGTTGCGCCGGATCGCGCCCTGTGCCCAAGAGATCAGAGGCAATAAGCCCTTGCTCTGAACCGAGGTTCGAGGACACAAATGGAAACTTGATATAGTTCCCAACGGGCGGCATCCCGTAAACGCTTTCAAATTCGCCCAATAGATGCGCGTTCGCGCCATAGGCACGTGCCATGATAACCCTCCAATGTTAAAGAAAACTCAGCCGAGCTGGCTGGTGGTTGTGTAAATCATCTCAATCGGCACGATGGCCGCTTTGACGTTCGCCGCACCCTCGACGGCAACGGAACTTGTATCGGCGGCATGAGGCGTTACGCGATCGCATAAACCGCCAAGCGTTTGATCGGTCGCCAGCGTGGCGGCAATGTTTTGAAACAGAGCATCCATAATCTGGTCACGCTCTGTCGCTTCACCGGCCTGCACAAGCACTTCCAGCGAGGCGATGTGTTGCCAATAGTAGGAAAGCGGCGAGATAAGCGTTTCCGGTTCACCGGGATCCCCATCTCGCAGGATAAGCAAGCCGCCAACAGGAACTTTTTCCGGCAAAACTTCGTTGCGCAGAACCTTGGCTCCAGAGATGGTTTGCAGCCGTTCGAACAAGGCTTGAAGCACTGTTTCGCGTGTCGTCATTTGTCTGAAACGTCTTTCCAATTTTGAATGACCAGACGCGGCAACTGGCCGATCCATTTCTGGCCTGTGTTGTCGATATCGAAACGCTTCTTAAGGCTGACCTGCGGCACGAGGATAAAGATCGGAACCGTGGT